GTCGTCCGACGCGCCCGCTCGACTTCATTCATCAAGTTGCGCTCGATGTAGGAATTGGCCTTGGTCTCCAGCGCGGTGGCCAGTTCCAACTGGTTGTTCTCCTCGCGCCAGAGCGACAAGATCATCGTCTTGGTCGCATCGAGGTTGTCGAGGATGAGGTCGCCCGTGGTCGGCACGCCGGTCGTGCCACCCGATTGCCAGACGAGTGGCGACTTCTCCAACTCCTCGCGGCGGGAGAGGAAATTGTAGTGGTCGATCAGCCGGCGCTGGGCCTCGTTGATCCGCTGGTCGATGCGCGTCGTATCGGTCACCGCCACGCCATTATCGACGTAGGGTGCCAGTAGATTACGCGCTTCTAGATAAGTCGCCATTTATTGCAGTCGGATCCAATTTGTCCCGTCGATCTTTTGCCACGCAAAGGATTGACCAGCCGTCGTTCCAGCCGGCAAAGCCGCACCCAGCACGGTATTGCCGTTCAGCGTGACGGTCAGGGTCGTGACAATGCTGCGTGTGAAAAACCGGAGGATCTGACCGACCACACTGTTGCTCGTGCTCGGGAAGGTGAATGTGAAAGTCGCGTAGGTCGTCGTGTTGTTGAGCACCACAGTCTCATCAATCCCGCTCGACCCTGCACTCAGCGTGCCACCCGCTGCGGGCGGCGCGGGAAGAGTAACAATGGCACGATTCTTCTTGGCTTCAGGTGCCGTGAGGTAGGACGCAAAGGTATCGAGCAACGACTGGGGGTCGTTGGGATACTTGGTTCCGGTGGGGAGTGTTCCTGGGATTAGTGCCATATAGTTATTTCACCAGTGTTTTGCGCGTTGCCATGCATGGGTCATCGGAAGATGGCGACGGAATAGTTTTCGTTATCAAAGGCTTGGCCAGAAACGCCAAAGCCGACCCTAATTGTGCTGGCCGTTTGACTCACCACTTTTGGCGGGGCGCTTGCCGTGACAACGTCATTGATGGCCAAGCAAGTGCAGTAGTTTGCGTCCGGCATCGCTGTCGTAAAAGTAATGGTATAGTCGCCGGTTGCGTTTTTAAGAACGCTGGACACATTCCCGCTGGCGCGAATCAATACATTAGCTCCGTTGGTTGATGCTCCAGTGTCGGCTGCGTTGCGCAAGGCGTTAAAGTTGACCCAAGCCCGGCATCCGTAGATCGGCGCTGACCCTGTTTGCGCCCCACTCAGCTTTGCCGCCGTAACCGCACCGTTGGCAAGCTGCGCGGTTCCAATGCCAAGTGCCTTGGTGGCCGAAGTCGTCTGCGTCGTGGCGTCGTCGAACGTGATGCCGGAGGATGTAATGGAGGTTGGCATGGCTAGTGTTTGATGCAGTAAAGCAGGGCGATGTTCGCGGGGCGGGTTTCGCTGGCCGCTGTTCCCGGACTCATGCCGACATCGTATGTCAATGAACCGGTGCCATCTAACATGGCTCCGCCACCGCCGCCACCAGCTATTGTCTTATAGAGTATGCGGTGATTGTGATCTTTAATACCGTCTGTCTCTTTAGCCGCAAACGTCTTGTTGTAGGTGATGCCGCTGATCGTTTGAGATCCGCTACCGCGCACAAAAATGCCGCGTAGGTCGGGCACGTTGAAAGTCGTGCTACCGTTGCCAACTCCGTGGGTCGTGCCGACAGCAGCAAAGAGCCTTGCATAAGTGGACCGAGAAACCGCCGCGCCGTCTGCCGCCAGCCATCCTGTCGGTGCGCTGTTCATGGCGAATGCCATCACGGCACCCGCAGGGACGCCTCCGGTGGTAATGCCCGTTGCGTCTAAAGTCGCCGCGGTCGTCCCGTTGACCTTGATGTAGCCTTGGGCGAGTGTTGGATCTGCTTCGATGGAGATTGGCATGTTAGGTAGTGGTTAAGTTCATCACGCTGCGCGGGCGAGGAAGCCGGACATAAAGGTTCCGGGCGAATCTGCTATTCCTGTATTTTGGGTTGTTCCAGAATATTGGATACCAAACAACTCAATATAGTCGGTTGTCCCGTTGAGATAAATAAGATCAGAGACAACCGAATGATAGTTTCCGGCGTTCGGTGTAGAACCAACAGAATGAATGGCCCCGTTTTTTCCAAGCATCGCCGAAGCATTTGTCAGAGCTTCAAAACGAACTCCTGCGCTAATGAAATAATACCCAGCCACGTTTGCCGTAAAACGCGAGGAGGCAAAACAATTTGCAGTGTCGAATGTTTCTCCTGCCAGTTCAATTTTTTTAGCAACGCTACTTGTAAGACCTGTCGTGGATGCTGTTGCAAACGCCCGAAACGCTGGGCCAGTGGTTGTAACATTGCTCGCCAACTTGGCTTGAGTCACTGCCCCACTAGAAATATCGTCAGCCACTACACAACTATCCGGCAATCCCCCTGCGGTGATTCCGGCGACTGTTCCTGTTCCGTTGATGGTGATCGGCATAATTCTTAGACGACAGTCCAGGTTGAGCCGTTGGGCACGGTGACCGTGATTCCGTTGGCCACCGTAATCGGGCCGGCTGACATGGCGTTTTTGTTAGTGCTTATTGTGTAATTCGTATTCACCGTTTGGTCGTTCTCATAAAATACACGATCTGTGCCGCCTCCGGTAGCGCCACGGATTTTGGCGTTGGGGTCGATCTTGGCCTCAGTCACCGCACCATCGTTCAACATCGAGGTGGTGATGATGCTCGGGCCTCCAGTCAGGACGAGATACCAGGGCATCACGGTGGTTCCGACTGTGTCCGTCGCCTTGAAGAAAGTCATGTAGACGCGACCGCCATTGGCCGTTCCGGAGGTCACGGTGACCACCGCCGAACCGAGTTCGGCATTGGTATCGGCATCGGTGACACGGGTCAGCACCCATGCAGCCACGGCACTGCCCGTGTTGGTCACGGCGTAAATGCCGTTGTGCGCGGCACTGGTCTGATCTTTGACCAGAATGCGGTCATTCGCCGCAACGGCCGCACCGTCGATAGACAGTGCGCCAAGGGTTCCGTTGTTGGTCAAAGTCGCTCCGACACCCGCTGTGCCGTTGGCGTATGTCGCCGTCAGGTTGGCCGTGGTCGCCAGCCGCGCCGCGTCTTTGTAAGGCATTCCGGTGACGGCGGAATAGTCGACGGCAATGGGAACGGCGGTTCCGACTGCTGTAACTCGACCCTTGGCGTCAACAGTGAACGGACGCACTTGGGCCGCGTTGTCGTTGTAGGTTCCGGCAGCGACACCGCTATTAGCCAAGGTTGCCGCCGCCGAGACGTTGGCCGACCCGTTGAAACTTGAGAGTGTCGCGGTGACATCGCCAGTCAGCGAAAGATTTCTTGCGGTAGCTAGTGTCGTGGCCGTCGAGGCATTGCCCGTCAACGGTCCGCTGAAAGCTGTGGCCGCACACGTTCCAGTAACGGTCGTCGCGCCCGCCGCCAACGTCCCCGTCGTGCTGATATTTTGCGACCCGAAGGCCGGAGTGATTTTAGTCCCTAAAATCGCCGCCGCGCTGTTCACATCGGCATTGACGATGGTGTCAGCCGTAATCGCCGCAGCAATGGCGATGTTGGCCGAACCATTGAAGGAAGTCGCCGTTCCAGTGACATCGCCGCTGATCGCAATCGTCCGTGCCGTCTGAAGGGTGGTCGCGGTGGCTGCGTTTCCGGTGGTGGATCCCGAAGTTCCCGACACGTTGCCGGTGACGTTTCCGACGACGCTCCCAGAAAGAGTTGCCGTGATCGTGCCAGCCGCGAAGTTACCGCTGGCATCTCGGGCCACAATGGCATTGGCGGTATTCGCACTGGTGGCCGTGGTGGCGGAGTTGGCGACCTTGTTAGCCGTTGCAATGGTGGCGAGCTTGGTGTCGACGATGGCTGCTCCGGCCGCAACTTTGGCGTCGGTAATATTCAGCGGCGGGACGATGTCGTTCAGCGCCACTTGACGCAGCGACCCGTCCGTCTGGCGGACAACGGCCACTGCCGTCTCCCCTGCCACTGGAGTCAGGGCCGTCTTGGCATCAAACACCTTGGCCTCGATCGCGGTCAGGGAAGCCCGCACTGTCGTCCCAGCTTGGTTCAGCGGAACCTCGTTGGCCGCAGCCAAGGGCGTCGTTGCTGGGTCTAGCCCTGCGATCTTCTTATTCGCGGTGTATGGCATGGTTGCGGGGTTATTATTCGATCAAAAGAGAAAAGGTGTCGTCGATCAGTAAGGTATACTCAGTCGGAGAATCTTCAATGAGCAGTGTGAGCCCGGCGGGTAAACTGCTCCATGAATCCTGAACCGTGGTCAGTGAATCATCCAAACTGAAGAGTTCTTTGACTTCGGCCATTAGAGGGTTCCTCCGTTGACGGCTTCGGTGAGCCGGTTTCCGTGCAGCATGAGCCGGCCGAGCCGGGCACGGCCCGACCAGTTGACCCGCAAGGTGAAATCATAACCCAAGTAAGCCGGAACGTCCGTGGCCAGATTCGCCGTTCTAGGAGGAGCCGGAAAGCGAACCTGAGGAGCGTAGCCCCGCTCGTAGTTGAGAAGCTGCGGCGGGTCGGGATCGTAAGAGGTGGCCGAGGTATTGGCCTCCAACTGGGCACCCCAGACGAGAACGCCGGACACCCCGTCGCCCGCATAGCTTGTTGTCGTTCCGGAAGCGACGAGACCGATCGTCGTCCTGACTGTTCCAGCGCCCGTCGTCTCCGAAGTCATGGAGCAGCGATACCAGCCATCGGCGAGGGGTGTAATCGTGGCGGTCGCCGTGGCGGTAACGGAGGTAATGGATCCACTGCCTTCTAGCAAAAAGTGCGCTGTTCTAGAGGCGGAGAACGCTGCTCCGGTGTTGGGGAATTGCAGATAGATGCGGGTGCGTCCCGACGGCTTCAGATACACGGAGAACGTGTAGCTGGTAAGCGACTGCAAAGTCGGGCTGGTCCGGTAAGTGTTGTGGACACTAGTGGATGTCGTCTCAATCAGACTGTCGGCGGTCAACGTCTGAAGCCCGAGTGGATCGAGAGCGGTGTCGGACAGTGTCGTGACGTTACTTTTGACCCACGTCGCATCGTCGATCTTCTCAGACCAAGAGAGAAGGTTCTTACTCTCCAAGAGGAACTCCGTCTTGAAGTTGCGCTCGAAACTCTGCCACGTCGTAAAGTTTGGGTAGTCGTCGGGACGATAGGCCAGCGAGCAGTTGAACTCGTTGTCCGGCCCACCACCAATATCATCGAACCACAAGTCGCAGCGGATCAGCTTTTTCAGTCCCATGTCGTCCTTGAAGTTCATTGCCCGCGTCACGATGCCCGAGTGGATGACCCGCGGTCCTTCGACCGGCGTGTCGTATTCGTCGTCTTTCGTCACCTGCCAAAGCTCGATGCGCCGACCCGTATCATCTTCATGGAAGCACCAGGCATAGCACTGCGGATCGCCATCGAAGGTGCCTTGGATAAGTTTCACAATGCGAAGCCCCGTCCAGACACCGTCGAAAACCGCCGCGGATTTTCCGCGCCCTGCCGAGGTTGATTGGAAATCGAGCACGGCAACGCCGTTGAAAATCGTCGGGATAGGCTGTGCTGCGTAGGTGTCAGCCTCAGTCTGGTTCGCTGCCCGACGCGGAAAACGCTGCGGTAAGCAAGTCATCAAGAGCCGCCCGTCGAACTGGGCGAAGCTCACATTGTCGAGCATCCACGAAGTATCCTGTTTCAGAATGGGATCAATCTCCGCAGAGATCGGGGTCTGCCCGTAGCCCGTCGCCTCGGCGCGAGCATTGCGGTAATTGCGGATGCCGTTGCCTTCCAGGGAGCGGAAGAACAGATCGCCATTGACCGACAGGATGCTCTCGCTCGTCGTGCCGATGTTGTCGAACAGCACACGCTGAAAGCCTTCGG